TGATGCGGCCCAAGCCGCCGCCGACATGGTCGACATGGACATCGAAGCACTGGAGCGGGAAGCCGGCATCGACACCACCGCCCCCGCAGCACCGCAACCCCAGGGCCTGTTGGCTCAAGCCATGGCGCCTTCAGCGGAGCCAAGCCTTACCCTCGACACGCTCGCACAGGCCGACGTCTCCACCATGCCCGCTCCAGAGCGGCAGGAGTTCCTGGACGACCTTACCGCTGCCCGTACCGCCAACCTTCCAGATCAGCGCGAACAGGCGCTGCAGCGCGCTGCAGAGACCTATGGCCGCACGGTAGGCCCGATACAGGATAGCGTTCCTGCAGCCCCGGAGCCGGTGCGCATGGACATGCAGGCCCTGGTGGACGCGGACACCCGCAGCATGGCGCCGGAAGACCGTACTGAATTTGTCACGCAGCTGAATACTGCGCGCACCGCACAGAGCGAGCCGGTACGCCAGGCTGCGCTGACGCGCGCCGCTGAAGTGTATGGCCGTGCTGTAAGCCCGGTTGAACCGCGTCGAATAGCGGCTCCCCGCCCGACCAATCTCTTAGGCCGCAGAGCAGAACAATACACTGACACCGAACTGCAGGCGCTGATCGATAACGACGGAACGCCGGCGGTTACCCCGCAGGAGGAAACTGCCAATGTCGAAAAACTAGTTGCCGAAATTGTTGTGGTAACCCCACTACCACCCTTTGTGGTTGCGTTTCCTGCGGTTCCACCTCCGCCGATTGCGATTGTGTAATTTTTAGGTGCCAAGGATTGTGATGAAAATGCTCGCAATCCACCTGCTCCACCACCGCCGGAATTTGCACCACCGGCACCGCCGGCGACGATCAAAATATCAGCGATTAAAGTTGCTTCCGAAACTCCCAGCGTGCCATTGCCCCTGAATACTCGGTAATTAAATCCTCCGGATGTGTAAAGGGTGCCACCAGTTACAACCGCTGCCAATGTTTGTTGACTTGCTACAATTCCCAAAATTGGCATTTACGCCACCGCACCAATGACCAAAAACGTGTTGCTGGCCGTGCAAATAGCAGTGGCCGCCGCGTATTGTTTTCCAATTTTTGGAGCTGATACGGTAGCACCTGCAGAAACAATCGTGACCCCTGCTCCCTGTGCAAATGTGACCTGGCCTAGACCTAATTGAACAAAATTGATTTGCTCCCCGACTGCATAAACTGATGGAGGCAACGTCAATGTAATTGGTGAACCATTTGAAAGTGTTACCAATTTTCCTGAATCTGCGGCAACAGTTGTGTAAGTGGTTCCGGTTTGTGCATTAAGCGTCAGATTTATTAGACCGCCGTTAATGACGGGAGCCGTTAAAGTTTTATTTGTGAGAGTTTGTGAACCGGTAAGTGTGGTCACGGTTGAATCAATCGCCAACGAAACTGCGCCTGATGTACCCCCACCGGTTAAACCCGTTCCAGCGGTCACCGCAGTGATATCACCAATTTCATTTGTGATCCAGGTGAAATCCATGTCGGCATTTGTGGCCTTTGAAAGAATCTGCCCTGTTGTACCACCTAGCAAATCTGCCATCGATGTTGCAACCGCTTGACCGAACACTTCGAAATCGGCAGGCAGGTCCGTGACCAAATCTGTGTTCGTCGGCATTTGCCAGTTGAATGGGGTGGTTGGATTGCTCATGTTTTCTCCTTATGCTACGACTAGCGCATTTTCCCACGTAAGTGTGTTTGTGATGGTGTTCCATTGTTCCGACACGCTGACTTCTTCCCACTTCAATGCCTGGATGGAATAGGCCAGCGGTGATAACAATGCCGTGACGGAAAGGGTGTTATACCCAGCCGAAAATTGCCAACCTTCAACAAAACCAAGATATTGCCCAGCGGTCATGTTGGCCGGCAAATTGGCAATGCGCAGTGGCATCCCCATGAATATGTTGATCATAGAATCACGATCTGCATCATCCAGTTCGGGATTGGTCAATTCAAATGTGATTGATTGCATCATTGGTTCGGGAAATGCTCGCAACGCTAGATAAAACGCGGCCTGAGATTCGGCATCAGCTTGATCGTGCAGTGTGGTTGTGATGATTTGAGCCAATCGGCCAAATGTGGCCACCGACGTCAAATCATCATCGGATACCTCACTGTTTGAATTTGCACCGTATTTGATGGTTACATCGTTTCGAACGTCACCGGATCGGGTTTGAATTTTGATTCCGCTTGCTAGGGCTTGATTTGCCGAAACGTCAACGTACCCGTTGGTTGCAAGATATTGAGTCCGGTGTGTGGAATCGGCGTAGGAAATCTGCCCCTGGGCATTTTCGTAGATATAACCCAGCCCCGATGTGGCCAACGCCGAAACCAATGAATAAACATCGATGACGTCGGCTGATCGAGCTGCCAAATCATAATTGCCTGGCGTATCGATCTCACCTAATCCAACGTTTTGAGCCTGTGCCCACGTTTCCGTTGCAGGTTGATAATTGCCCCACGTCAATGCCGCCGGCACTTCGGACCAGTTATTGATCAATAAATCCGTCAAAACTTCAAGAATTTGATCGCCGTCAAAATCACGATTCAAGCTGGTGGACCACAGTGCCTTCGGCAATCGTGAAAGGGCTCCCAACGCAACGATTGAAATCACCTGGCTAATTGCCACCGATCCACCCTGTGCAACTTCAATGGAAACGTCGGTGACTGATCCACCCCAAATTGGAACAAATGTGTTGGTTGAATCTTTGATCGATATTCCGACTGAATCGTTGATGTTGATTGAAACCTGTGATTGCGTCACATTGTAAATTGAAAGGTTGCAATATCCGGCCTGAGCCTGCTCATAAATGTTTGTTCGTCCACTGGTTGCCGTTAGATTTGCAAGAACGTAGTTTTCATAGCTGATGCCATTGATGGTCACCTGCCAGACTGGATTCCAAATGGTCATGATGTGACCAACGCATTGGCACCGTTTGTCCCACGATAGAACGAATTGTTCAAAACATTGATAATGGTTCGGGCCGTACCTTCGGGATCGATGGCACCGGATACGTTCAGATTGATGACCGTTCCCCCACCCATTGCATTGTTCGGGATGATCGATCCGTTTGATCTAGGCGTGAAAATCTCCGGGCCACGTTCGCCGACCAAGTATGACGTGCCACCCGATACCGGACCACCGTTAGCCCTGCCGCCGCCAAATACATTGTCGATTGCGCCGCCGATTGCCTTTGTTACCGGATTATTTTTGATAAAATTAACGATGTTTTTGATTGCGTTGAATGCGTTATTGACCACATCAACCAACGTGGCAAATAGACCGATAACAATTCCAATGGCAGTTCCCAAGGTATCGAACGCGGCTCCCAATATCTTGCCCACAACCGGGGCATATACGTCACGAATGAATTTGGCAATGACCTTGAACAATTCGAGCAACGGGGCCAACTTCTCTCGGTTTTCGTCGATCTTGCCCGTTACCTTTTCAAATGCGGATCGCAATCCATTGATGATTGGCGTCAGGAATGTTGAAATTGCCGGGATCACGTAGTCGGTGATAAATGCCCAAATTGCTTGAAATGTTGGAATAACAAAATCCTTGATGTAATTGGTCAACGTTTCAAAAACGGGTGTGAGTTTTGGCCCTAATTCCTCAGCCAATTTTTGAATGGTTGGAATTACGCTATTAACGAAACCACTGACCATTGGGGTGATCGCATCGAGTACAAATGACCCGACGGTTTCCTTACCTTCATTGAATGCGTTTTTTAGCACATCCATTTTGCCGGCGAATGTGTCTGCCTTCTCTGCCGCCTGGCCTCCGAATGTTTCGGCCAATTTCGCGGTGATTTCCTCCATGGACATGGTTTTCAGTTCGGCGGCTGATAGCCCGATCCCTAGTTTCGCCAACGATGCGGCATTGCCTTCCTGCGCTTTCGCCATGGCATTTGTGACGGCCTCTAATGACTTACCTGAACCGGCGGCCACATCAATGGCCACTGCCTGCAATTTCAATGCGGCATCAGAATCAGATGTTGCTCTGACCAATCTTTCAAAACTGGGACGCAGCTCATCGTCGGTGATGCCGGTCAATAATGATGTTTTTGTAATCTGCGATTCAACGGCGGCAATTTGTTTTTCGGTTGCACCTGTAACGTTTACCAGGGTTCCGGCTAATTTAGCCTGGGCCGCTTCATCCTCGATTGCAGCCTTGACGCCATCAACCAACAATTTGCCGGCATAAGCTGCGGCGGCTACTCCGGCGGCGGCGAACGCTGCCCCTGCTACCTTGCCGAATTTTCCCAATTTATCGCCAAATGACGAAACCTCAGTGGCACCACTATTCAGGCTTTTCTTTAGATTATCGACGTCACCCAGAATGGAGAGTTTTAGCGTTCTTGATCCTTGACCGGCCATCACCACTCCTTCGCAATCTTACTGAATGAATTTTCCCATTCGTTTATGATATATGGTTGTTCGGCACGCAGAGTTGGATAAATAAACCAACCGCGTGATCCTCGACCTTCACGGCCTGACCACACTGGAAATTGCTTGAATCTATTCGATCCGAATTCCGATCCACCCCATAGGTCACGGGTAGTTGCACCACCTGAGAATTTCTGCGCTACGAAACCAAATGAAATTTCACCGATCTTGCTTGATTTGCTCACCTTTGAACCTTCGGCAATTCGGCTGGCTACATTGCTCGATTGAAGACTGCTCGCCTTTGATTGGATTTTGCCCTGGAGATATTCGGCCAATGCACCGGAAACCAGTTTGGCTTCTTGCGTTGCTTGTTCGTCCATGGCCTTGAATGCACCAACAATTTTCCGCAGTTCGGCTTTATCGTAAGCAATAGCATCATCGGCCATTTTGCTTCTCCAATATCTCCAACGCGGTCAAAATCTTTTCGGCGGTGTCCCATTCGGACATCGGAATTTGCGTGGCAATCGCTAGTTCAATGACTAGCCGGCTGAGACTGCCTCGCTGGTGGCTTTTGGGTCCCCGTCCTCGAATCTGACATCCGAAACGGTTTCAGCCCACACTTCAAATGGCTTGACCGGTTTTCCAGCGTTTTCACGTTTCATGGCGTTATAGGCCAAAAATAGTAAATCACTGATTCCGATTTCACTAGCCTGTTGAATTGTCTTGCCTGTTTTGTTTTCCCACTTCATCCATTCAGGTGGGGCAGCCACGTAGGTGGCCACCTCACCGGATTGAAATTCAATCGTGATTGCGGTTTTCATTCTCCCGATCTCCCTTAATTAGTCCAACGCCGGCGTGGTCACGCAGGTGAATGCTAGTGAGGCAGTTAGCGCATCAGGGGCCGTTCCACCCAATGATGGGAAAATTGGCTGCACATCGAACGCGTATGCAACGCCTGCGACTGTGAAAACAACCGGCAATGCGGTGTTTGGTGTGGTTGCAGCTGCGTTCCATAGTGCCTCGCATAGTGATGTGGCTGCGCCAAAATCCTGCAACATTTCAACGTTGAATGTTCCCTGTGTGTCGGTGGTGTAGTACGCCTTACCGTCAAGGGTCTGATATGTGTTGATTGTTGATTCAATTTCAAGCGTTGCCGATGTTGCCTGAGCATCATAAGTATCACCATCGATGGTGAATGTGATGTCTCTACCGGTGATGATAGTTGTCATTTTTGCTCCTTAGTTGTTTTCCTGGGTGAAATAGGTTGACACGTTCAAATCTGCGACTAGCAAATTGGATGCACCAACCGAAATGATTGACGGCCTTTGGACATCGCCGACCACGTATCCTGGAGGCATTGCCCCCAAAATGCTAATAACCAGGGCTTCTAATTGATCCAATGCCCCGGAGTTACTGTTATTGGCAACCGCTGCGGTTACCACGAAATTGACCTTTACCTTTGTGACGGCCCCATTGATCAACGTTGATTCAAGCCATGGCGAATCCGGGATGATTACACAAGCTGGTGGGATCACGGCCTCGGGTGCTACCGGGTAAACCGATGCAGCTACTCCGGCCAATGCCGTTGCCAGATCATTGCGAACGTCCAACAGGGTGGTTACTGGCATATTGAATCCACGTCATAAAACGCCGAAATCAGGCCGATCACTCTGTTTTGGAGACTGCGGCCCATGCGGTACGGCGTAGGCGCAAAATCAACGCCTTCAATCTGCCCACCTGGTGCCGTAATGCTCTGGAAAATTTCAACGGATACAATCAAAATGGCTTTGTTAACCGCCGGAACTGTTGCATATATTTCGGCGGCTGAACCGCCATCGAGTGTGACCGTTCCCGCTGGAATCACCGGAGTGAGAATGCGATCAGCTTCATCGACCACGGCAGTGACTTCAAATGGTCGAACGGAATGATTGCTGACTGTGTACGGCCCATCAAGGCCGCCGCCAATTCCTGCGAGAACGATCCCCTGTCCCTCGACGAAATAATTTGGCCGCAATGTGTCAATGTATAAAACATCATTCACGATGCGAGTTGAAACCACTGCACTTTGATATTGCGTGAGCATTGGCAAAATGGTGATCTCTGCGGAATCAATTATTGAATCCAGATATTCATCGGAAAATAAGGATTCGGAAACGCCAAGCACCTGACGCAATTCATCAGCGGTCACAATGGTTGGCATTTCCGATCCTTTCGACTGCTCGGCCTGCTCGGGAGTGAACAGGCCGATGTTTAGTGTTTTGTGAATTAGTCCTTATTGAACGCGTATGCACCAGCCGCAATTTTTGTGGCAGTTGCACCGTAACCGTACATGAGGATTCCAATCGAACCATCTGAAATGATGTTCGTGCGCAGCTCTAGGCGTGGTGATTCGTACCATGTATAGGCATCACGATTGATGACGTACATTGAATCGTCACCCAATCCTGTCAATGCGGTGTCAACCCATAGATCGACTCCGTTTACTGATCCACGGAGTGAACGTGGCTGAGCATTACCAGCCGCGTTTTGTGGCTGCAATGCATTGTAAATTGGTCGGCCATCGACGTTGAATGACATGATGCGGCCCCACATTTCAGGGCTGACCACGATTGCATCAGCGAATTTGAATGTGTTTGCGTAAACGCTAACCGCACCGGCTGAAACCCATGCAAGCAGTTCTGCAGCGGTGATGTCTGTGCCATAACCGGTTGCAGTCTTTGTTGCACCTGCGAGGATTTGAGCTGAGTTGTATGCGTTAGTTGCACGTGCATATTGTGAAGAAAGATTTGAAATCAGTTCTGAGAAGAACAACGGATCAGATCTGTCTGCGAGTTCCACTGACATGACCTGGCTACCCTTGAATGACTTCACGTCAACGTTGATGAATTCTGATTCCATGACTGTAGGTGTAACAGGATCGAGTTCGTCGATCTGCGCAACCGCAGGCAAGACTGAAATTTTTGGAATCTGGAAAACAAGGCCAGCGGTAGGCAGGGTCCCTGTTGAAATCGAATCGATTGATGCTCTCACATCGTTTGCAAGGCCGTTGACCACTTCACGCAGCTGGCGTGTCGGGATCAGGCCCGGATTGTCTGTTGACGCCGTTGCAGCTGCAATGAACGCACGTGATTCCTCTGAACCACGGGTTGCCGCTACTTTGTGCATCAAATATGTTTCAGGTGAAACGATTGGGTTGCGTGTTGCAATGAAATTGACTGGCTTTGGTGCTGATGATGCCTGTACTACTTCAGCCGCTTCTACCGTCTCGGCGGTAGTTGGCTCTGTGACGGTGTTTTCCACGGCGTCTCCTTCTGTTGATGGTGTGGGTGTTGCGTCCGCGTCATCATTGGATGGCCCGGAATTTTCTGGTGCGGTAGTCGCAGCGACATTTGATACACGTGCTGAATCAAATGCCGGATTGTGTGTCAATGCGACACCGACCAAATCTGCTGAGTTGACAACCATTGTGCCATCCTCGTTGTATCCAAAATCATTTGCATTGGCTTCAACCGAAAATCCGTCACGCAGTCCGTCCATCGCTTCCTGGATCGCATCTGAACCAGCGGTTGTTTTTGAAATCTTGAATGTTGCTTCGATTGATTTTCCATCGGGTGCAAATTCCATGCTGAGTGTTTTACCGATTGGACGTGCAGAATCGTGTTCCAAATTTAATTTCACATTGGCTGGATTTAGCGATCCTGATTTGAACATCACTTTGCCTGTTGATGCATTTGCCGGAACGTCGAATTCGACGATCTTGCCGGTGATTGTTCGTGCCTCAGAATCAGCTGCGGTGATTGTGAATGGTGTGGTGACTTTCATTTGATCATTTCCTCCGCGTTTCGTATTTCCTCCACAGTGATGGCCGGATTGCCGTTAGCATCCACGATGGAATTCAGGGTTTTGTAAATGTTCGCACGTTCAAGATCGCTGCCGCGTAGGTAATCAGAAAGATCGTATTTGACCTGCTGCGTTGAGGGTACAAAATCCGGCATTGATAAACGTTCGGAAATTGAGGTCATCAGCGGAATCAATGAGAAATCGAGCAGTGTTTGACGTTGAGTTGTGGCGTTTGAATAGGTCATCGATGATCCGGTGTTTGCGTCCACGTAATACGCCGGGATTCCACAGGCACGTGCAATTTCGGTGGCGATGTATGAACGGGCTGCCGCCAGTTGCAATTTTTCAGGATCGAATCCCACGGTTTCCAATGTGACATCGGCATTCAAAAACGCGGTGCCACGATTACGTCGAGCCGTTGCCCATGAATCAAGCAATTTGGCAATTCGGTCTGCAGGTAATGCCGTGCCGTTGGATTTCAACACCATTGACGGAATCGGTTCGCGTGCGTACATCGCAGCGGCACGTTCTAGTTCCGCACCCGTGCGGATTGTTCGACCAGCTCGATTCAATACGCCTTCATCATTGCCGTTGAATACAACCAACGAACCTAATCCGGAGTTTGGAACCGGTGATCCGTCAACCATGTAGTATTCAATTTCAGTTGCCAATGAATTTGTTTGAATGGTCACGCGTGATGGATTAACGCGTTGAACGCTTCGAACCCGATTCGTATCTGCAAAAAATTCTGTAATTTGCCAATATGCATAACCGTATAGCAGCAGATCTTCGCAGGTCCACACG